TCACACACCGTTTCGCATCCGTACGAGCTCCGCGCAACGGTGTGTGATCTGTGGATTAGTCGATTTCAGCTTGGATAACACCTCTACCATCTCTTTCTCGGAGATGAACGGGTACGCTTCAAGATGCAGTGCAATTAGCATCCTTCGCTCATCCCTGCCCTCTATGAGCCAACGTTCTGTTGCGCGCCTAACGCTGGAGCCATTGTCATCGGTTCTCCAAGCAAGCAGATCGAAGAGTATGCAAACGAGCTCAAAGGGAACCGTGGGAGGAATCTCTGTGTAAATTCGGTCTCCGAGATTGGGAAGGCCAAATTCTTCCACGACAGCCAATAGTGCTTTCTCGTCATAGTCCCCCGAACTTTTCTCCTGATTCGAAGAGATTGAGAAAAGAGCTTGTTCCAAGTTCGGATTCATAAGAAATTTTCTCGTGTATCAGTGATTTTTAAAACTGTCCGCATCTGGCCGATAGCGGACTATCGTCCTGGGCTACAAAGTCAACGACGCATCACACCGACTCTATCTTTACGGATTGACACCTATCAGCGCAAGCAATCGCGAAAACCTCGAGATCGCTATGTTGATCTCATCCTGAGTATCGCCGTCCCACTCCTCGACGTTAGCTAACTCTGCCCTAAGTGCATCTATCCGCTCCTTGATCTCCTCTACCTCCCTGTCGCCACACCGTTTTGCAATAGCATCCCACTGCGCCGGTGGAATGGCCTGCTGAATCGACAGTCCGATACGCGCTTCATCAATTAGTGCTGAAAGTTTGCTCATGAGATTAGCTGAGGAGGAAGAAAATCGGTGCGATTAGAGCGTCCGCTCCTGGCCGATTGCGGACATCTTAGCCGAAGAGGAATCTCGCAGGAATGGACAGACTCGAACCCTGGATAAACAGCCAGCAAACTATGCTGAGTAGTTGATGGACGAGGGGGCGGGATTTGTCCGTTATCTACCGTTCAGAATTAGATAGCCAACACACACTTATAAGGCAAAGCTTATTTCAGCAGTTTATAAGCTAGAACAAATATCACCCCCCTTTCTTTCGGGCAATTAGTCCTGTCTACTCCGCGTAATTTCTACAAACGATATTTCAAGGCAACGTCAAAAATCGTGCGATGAGAATCGTTGAGTTTTTAAATATGGCTGAATATACTGTACATACATCCAGTATTTGTGTTGTCGGCCCTCCGCCATCGCTGGGTGGAACGCCCCGATCAATTCCGTTCGCGGCCAATTTACTTATCAGATTGGAAAATTATGACGACGGCTTATAGCGTTTCGAATGCAGTTCCTTTGTCCACTCTTCCTACCACCAACGGGGTGCAGCAGCAATTTTTTGCGCCCAATACAAACGATGGGCCGGCGACTTTCTCTCCCGATGGGCTCTCTGCGGCTCCCATTGTTGGCCTCGCGGGACATGCCCTGCAGGGCAACGAGATTCCGGCAGGAGCGCTGGTCAGCCTTTCCTCCTATATCGGCCCGCTATTAAATTCCGGCGCTCTTTGCTGGTTGTTGATCGACTGCGCCGGTGGCGCGCAACAAATCACACCCGCGAGCCGGGGCGAGCAAGCTGTCACCTTGGACCAGCTCAATAAAACTGGACGCTCAGGGATTCGCGGACTTGTTGGTAAAGCAAACGCAACTTCCCCTGCAACTAAGTTCGATTTCTCCACTGCATCGCGCACATTCCGTGACCCGAACACGGGAATTGTTCAGACCAGCTACAACACATCAGTCATTACAGTAGACGCCAACTTGGCCGGTCCAGTGCTGAACGGCCGTGATCAAGCTGGCGCTTTCACGGCAGGTAGCTGGATTTACCTATATGCCCTCTCCGACGGCAAAGGTTCCGAAGGCGCAGTCTTCAGCGCAAATCCGCCCTCAGTTGGGCCGAACAACGTTCCTGGCTACCCCTATGTCGTCCTGATCACAGCCCTCTACTGGACCAGCCAATCGGTAATTCGACGGGTCGTTGCATCGGGCAATACGGTTTATGAGGCTGCCCAAATTAGCATCGCCGCCTCCGGCAATACAGCTGGATCTGAAATCGCTTTCAGTACGGCGCTTGCTTGCCCACCAATTGCACTGCGTTGGAAAGCTCGTATCAATTCGTACATTTCCACCAATTCGGGCGGGGGAGGCACCGCTTCGGCGAGCTATCGCTTCATTTCTGGATTTGAAGCGAAAGAAATCCCGTTGGGGCAGCCAGTGGCGAATGCGACAGCATATGACAACGAGGAAGTTGAATTCCCCAATGTCTCCCAACAGCTCTTCTTGGTGTTCTCTCTTACGTCGGGCCCGGGAAACATTGCGTCGATCCTCACCAACGTCAAGTCTGTCGGCTACGTTGTTCCCAATGGAGATAACTGAATCTGACAAACACCGTGCACGCAAAATAGCGAGCAGCGATGGCTAGAGGAAGATTTGTCTTAATCAGACCAGTCTAGGTCACTTGCCAGCAAAGAGAGCCCGGGTCCTGAAAAAGACCCGGGCTCTTTTAATTAGGAGAAGTCACCCGGATTGAAATTAACTTGAGTATCGAGAACTCCATATACAACTCTGCGGTTTGGATATAAGCCATTGAGAACCAACATTAATGCTCATCCTTGCCAAGGGGGCAGCATCCATTCGGCACCCTCAGTAACCAAAAATGTTAAGCTTTTGCACCTCCACATTTACAAACGCTTAACAGACTGGTTGGGAAGAACTAATGTCGCTTATGAATGAGTCAAAAATAAATACACTTTTCAAGGTTGGGATAATACTGATATCGCTAAGCGCCTTAGTCTTAGTTTTTACTGCAGGAATGACACAAGACGTCAGCTTCGACGCGGCATTCAATCTGCAAGTCGCAAAAAGCATTTCTCATGATTTGGTTTACGCGTCAACGTATAACCCTAGCTACATTAACGACTATCGAATTACCACCAACGGGCCACTACAGTATCTTTGCGCATTGCTTTTGACAATCTTCGGAGACCGGCTTGGATTAGCGCTCACGCTGACTCTAGTAGCGTTCTTTTTCTTGTACTCCGCCAAGAAATATTCTTCATTGGCCTGGCTCCTTTGCATCACCATCATTTTCACCAGCGCGACTTTCTCAGATCAACTGACGTCGTTTTTGGGTGAAATAACAGCCCTCGGCTTTTTGATACTTGGACTACATACCATAAGCAACGCTCCATTGAGCCGAAACGAAGCTGCGACGCTCGCAATGGGTAGTGTCTTCTTCGGCTTTGCTATATCAACCAAACTAATAAGTGGTGTAGTCATTCCCTTCTTGGCATTCGGAGTGTGCGCATTGCACCAACCGAAGTTGACGTGGGCGAATTTCACCTCGACCACCGTTCGCGCAATTGCTGTAAGCCTGGGAGCACTCGGTGTCTTTATAGCAAGCTTCTATTTCTCCAGCTTCACATCTGAGCTCTTGGTGAAGTTTTTACATGCGGGAAGTCTTGAGATGCCGCCGACTGCACCGGGGCTGGGAAAATTCATTGAACATCATTTCTGGCAGCGCTCGACAGCTGCAGGGAGATACATGCTTCATTTAGACTCTTTTTCCAATCCGCTCACGCTACCGTTAATTTTCTTGGCCTCTGCCTTACTTCTGGTTTCCTCTATTTTCTGGGCGCCACTCGTTCTTTTATGCGGCTACATTCTCATCTCTGGAATGGATGAGCGTCGTATTATGCTAATTTACTTCCCCCTTTTGTTGGCGGCCGCTTGGTACGCCTCGAAGCAACTTAGACAGGTTAGCGAAACACGTAACCAATTCATAACATCAAGAATAATGCCGGCCGCATTTGTAGCAACTACGCTCCTTCTTATTGCGCCGCAAATAATGCAAAAAGGCACTCGTCCCGGTCTTTTCTTACAGACAGATAAATTCGAGAAACTTTTATCGCTAAAAAGATCTGATCTCGCTTCCTTTCCAGTAAATCCAGACATCATCCGGATGTCACAAATTATCTCAGCAACACCTGGAAAGGTTTTAACAAGCGGATGGTGGCAATTTCCAGAGTACCAGTTGGCTAGCGGCAGAAATTTCTACGATAGAACTGCTCCCGCTCCTGCTGAGCAACTAAAGGGAAGAGCAGATTTACTGCTGCTTTTTGACAAAAGCTTTAAATGGTATCCGGAAACCTCTATTGCGCTTTGCAGCGACGTGATCGCAGAGATGGGTGATTTGGTTTTCTGCAGGTTCAAACCGGACACAAGACTTAATCTACGAGTTGGAATAGAAGAATCTTAAGCTCGTGTCACACAGGTAATGACGGCAATTTGAAGCTAGTGGAGAGTAATCCACGCGACTAGAATTGGCTGAGGATGCTGGCATGCTGCGAAGTCGTGATCACGCAGAAACTGCGAAGCTGAAGACTATAGAGTTACGCCAAGCAAAAGGCCTCGAACGCTGTCACGTTAGAGGCCTTGATTTGAGAGGCTCTTAACCTTTAGATTGGGATACAGGGGCGGGATTTGTCCGTTATCTACCGTTCAGAATTAGCTAAAAAGTTGCAAGGAGCGTCCCGCTTCGGGCAGGTTGGAAGGTCCGCTTCCGACCTACAGCATTCATATACTTCCGGCGTATATCTTTGCTAGAAGATACCGTATGAGAAACAAGATGACCGCACTACCGACTAGCCATGCCAGCATGAACGAGAGATAGCGAATGGCGAGTGGATCAAGTGGCTGCTTTGGTGTTCCAGATAGGCTACCCGAAATGCCGACATCAGAAAGTACCCACGTAAGGCACATCGCCATCAAGACGTATGACGCTACTGCTCCAATACCAATGAACGACCAAAAATGTTGAAGGGATCCGCGCCATAAATAGGCGAAGACACCAACCGCAAGCGCTGGGCCAATGAGTCCAAACGGAATCACCAGACTGAACGGGTTCATCGTAGAAATATTCTGACGTGGCTGAAAATACGTAGCTTAACGATTTGCAATTGTCGACATCTGACCGATAGCGGACATCTTATCTCAAAGAAGTAACAGCATAGCCCGATGGGAAAGTGGGCTATGCATGCAGCAAATCACGCTGAGGAGCCGATGGGCGTCGGGGCGGGATCTGTCCGTTATCTACCCTTCAGAATAAGCTGTAAAACAGACCTATAGCCCAAGAGCACGTCACGCGCCGAAGGTCCGCTTCTGGCCGATTGCGGCCAAATTTAAGCGGAGGTCTGCTCTCGATATTGCTTAAGCTTCCCATTGCTATAGTAGTTTAAGAAATCAGACATGATTGGCGTTAGCTCTGTTCTTGCTGCGATATTCCAAAATCTTGTTTCTCCGAGTACGGGGACGAGACCATCGATGAGTCCTTGGCTGCAATTATGGCTCGCAGATGTCAGCCAGTGCTGCAATAAACGAATAACTTCCTCCAACGGGAGCTGTGATGACCTGGTGAGGGAAAGTGCATACCTGTAGTTCCCCGGAAACAGAGTTGTTATGAACTCGATACGCTCGGAAACCGACTGAGAGCGTAGCCACCTGCGAAGGTCGGTATCAACCTGTGCAGTGCCTGAACGACGGACGAACTGTTCTGGTTTGTATTGGGATTCACACATATCAGTCATTACTTCAGCTATGTCTGCTTAGTGGATATGAGGGGCTGCAGTTGGCCGATAGCGAACACCTCAGCTTGAACAAATAATGGAGTAGCCAGCTGTGGAATCAGGCTATCGCCTTTTTGACTGCATCCATCCAGTCCTGCCATGCGCCTGGGTCGGCCGGCCCTGCGTCACTGGTAATTTCCCAAGATAGAGAACTCAACAGACCGGCAATATCATCAGATTTTGTGCGCTCGTATTCCTGCTCCAAGAAATTAAGCATCGCACGATACGCTTGCTTGGCCGTCAACTCTACTTCATCCATCTTCCCCATCCTATTTCATTAGTTCCGACCTCGCCTGCGAAGGTGCGCGTACATGACCTGCGGCACACGTATGGCACCCGCCTGCGCGCCGCCGGCGTCTCCGAAGAAGACCGGGCGCTATTGCTGGGCCACGCCAGCAAGAGCATGCCCGAGCACTACGCGACTGGAACGGTGGAACGCCTGGTCGACCAGGCCAACAAGGTCGAGGTCGAGCTCAAGCGGAAGAGGATGACGATCTTGCGCGTGGTCAACGGCTGAACAAGGTCACGCAAAAGTCACGCAGGCCGTTTTTTGCAGAGTCACGCAAAAGCAAAAGGCCTCTAACGCGGTAACGTTAGAGGCCTTTATCTGCAAGGCTTTCGCCTTAGTGCATTTGGTTGCGGGGGCGGGATTTGTTATTCAGAAACAGCGAGTGAAGCTAACCTAGTGTCCCAGCCTGACCCAGCCAGCACCAAGCACTAACCGCCCTGCTACTGTTCGAAACCGCGGAGTCGAACAGAGCGTCAACGAATTTTAGTCAAAAGGAGTATTGACGCTATATCGCAAAACAGCATCCTGCCCGACTCAATGGTGGCGCATCAAGTGCGCAAATTCACAAATTTGCGTTTGGACAATTTATTACTCTGCGAGAAGGCAAGCTCTCGGGAAAAATCGACGAGAAATATTTCTTAATTGCAACAAAACGACGTTGTACGATACATTCGTATCTAACACATCAACACGCAGCCGCCAAAATGAAAATGCAAATCAGACGGCTGACCATGCAAAAATGCCATAATAACGGGTTTAACAGTAGCAATGCTTGGGTTACCCTGCAATTGTTATGGCTGCACGCGAAAGCAAAGAATCAACGAGGGAAAGCATGCCATCCAATTCATATAGTTTCTCTATCCTAGACTCTTTCGATGCAAGCTCTAGCCCGCTGACACGATATCAAGCGTGTAAAGCGATGGCGCGGGGTTACGCTGAATCAAAGAAGCACGAAAAAACCCGCCTAAATCACGCGCGCGCGTTCTGTTCCACAATCATCAGATCGTTTTGGCTTGCTTTGTGCGAAAAGAACAAAGTTTCGCTGCGCATTAAACCGCTGTCGCTCTCATTGCCGGAGTTGCCCGTAGATGCGCTCTCGCTATTGGAAAAAACTGGACAACTTATCGCCGACTTTCCAGTAGAAGATGCCGGATATCTCATTGGCTCCATCTATACGGTCATGCTGCCGTCGTCATTACGCTCTCAGTTAGGGGCGTACTACACCCCTCCCCCCTTGGTGGCTCGGCTGCTTGACCAAGCTGAAGCAGCGGGTTTTGACCTGGCGCACGGGACCGCCGTTGACCCGGCTTGTGGTGGCGGTGCTTTTTTAGCGCCCCTGGCGCTGAGAATGGTAAAACAAGACGTTGGCACCTCGCCAGAGTGGACACTACGTCGCCTAGCAAAACGACTTCGAGGCTTTGAGATCGATCCATTCGCGGCATGGATGACAACTGTGCTTCTGGAAACAGCGGTTCTGCCACTATGCATTGCCGCTAAGCGTCGAATGCCAGACGTAGTAGAGATTGGCGATGCGCTTCGCCCTCGTGATCACGACCAATTTGATTTGGTCATTGGTAACCCGCCTTACGGCCGTGTGACGCTGGATGAGCCGATGCGCAATCATTATGCTCGCTCCCTGTATGGTCATGCCAATCTATATGGACTGTTCACGGATCTGGCCCTCCGTTTGGTAAAGCCCAATGGAATCATCGCGTATTTGACTCCGACATCATTCCTCGGAGGTCAGTATTTCAAAGCCCTTCGTCATCTGCTTACAGAGGAAACAACTCCGTTCTCTGTTGACTTCGTAGCAGATAGAGACGGCGTGTTTGACGACGTTTTGCAGGAGACATTATTGACAACATATGTCAAACCTCCAACCTTCGCCGGTCCTACTGCTGTCTCGGCTCTTATCCCGGAAGGCTTAAACGCAGCATTGATTGAAAAGGTTGGGTCTGTTCACGTCAATAAGGTGGGTGGTCCGTGGCTGCTGCCTCGCACAGCTAACGATGCAGCTTTCTTAGAGACGATTTCAAAGATGCCGACAAGACTTGCGGATATCGGATATTTAGTTACGACCGGCCAGCTAGTATGGAATCGACACAAGAATCAATTACGGCACCTTGCCGAACCTGAATCCTTACCACTGATTTGGGCGGAATCTGTTACGTCTAACGGTTTTTCATTCAGCGCTGATCGACGAAACCACGTACCGTACATCAATATTGAAAGCAACCAGCCCCACTTGGTCACTCGTCATCAAGCAATACTGGTTCAGCGCACGACCTCGAAGGAGCAAAATCGACGCTTGTTAGCGGCAGTGTTGCCCCAATCGTTTATCGATCAATCCGGAGGGGCTGTCGTCGAAAATCATCTAAACCTTGTGCACTCTCCCGCTGGAATTACGCCAAAGGTGTCTGTTCAGACCATTGCGGCACTGCTCAATTCAAAAGCTGCGGACAGAGCCTTCAGGTGCATTAGCGGAAGTGTAGCCGTTTCAGCTTATGAACTGAATGCGCTACCGATTCCCTCGCTCGACCAGCTTCTAGATCTTGAGAAATGCATCGATGCGGCAGCTGAAAATGCTTTTATCGAACGAAAAATCGCCACCTTTTACGGAACAGCCTGACGTGTCTCTCCCTACCATCCCCACGATTGCCCTGATTGCAGAACGGTTGCCCAAAATCTTTCCTGAGGGAACAGAAAATCGAAACTATGTCATTCGAGAGATGGCGGCCCGCACTGTGTATGTAATGCTGTATGCCAACGCGGTTGCCGGGACTGATCGATGGATTCGCCCGAGCCATGTTTATTTCATGACGCATGAACAAGCAGAACGTATTACGGACCCTGCTCGCGAGGAATGGTTTAGTTCATCTGTCCGCCCAGGATTTAGACCACCTGGCACCCGCTGGTATGCCGACACCACGCGAGAGCCGGTACGTGACGAGACTCTGCGTTTTGGATTTATTGTTTGTCGGGCGGTAATCGAGAGAGATGGAGTACCTACAACATCGTCACTACCTAAGTACGCTCTCGACCATGATTTTGCTGCTCTATTTTCCCCAGTGCTTCATGGTCTTGCTCTCGATAATGCTATCGCTGAATGGAGAACATCTCATCTATCTAAGGCGGCGTTGGCTCGTCAACATCTGGTCAAACAAGGCGCGGGATTCGCGGCTCAATCTGCTATTTCCGTCAAATTCCCAAATGGCGAAGTTCGAGCGCTGGCGGCGGGCCCTTCTAGCGTTATCGCAAAGGCAGTAATCGAACAATTCGCGCCACGTTTCCTAAAGCAGCCCGCCGTCTTGTGGCTTTCTGAATCTGGCAACAAAGTGGTCGCTAGAGACGAAAAACTCGCAATGGCGCTGAACCTCAAAATTGATGCCTCTAAAACTCTCCCTGATATCATTTTGGTTGATCTTGGTTCTGATATCGGAGGTAGAGAAATGCTCGTGGTCTTTACAGAGGTAGTAGCCTCCGATGGTCCTATCAACCGTGAAAGAATGGCAGTTCTAACAGAGGTCGCAGTTGATGCAGGATTCGACAAAAAACATCTTGCTTTTTTAACCGCATATCTTGACCGAGCTGCCGCGCCCTTCAAGAAAAGCGTCTCTGAACTTGCGTGGGGATCCTACGCCTGGTTTGTATCTGAACCGGACAACCTCATTGGCCTTCACGATGGAGAACCAATGAAATTGTCAGACCGTATCTGATACCAGTACGCTAAAAGACTACGCCCGCTAAACGCGGGCGTTTTTCCATCACGATATCTGACGAAAAATCGAATAACCAACTAGATTGGTTTGAAGAAGGACGAGCCCTGTTCGGCAGAAAGTAAGCGGCTATAAAATTCAACAGCGTAACGGTCAGTCATGCCAGCAATAAAGTTACATATCAATCTCTTACGCTGCTTCTCATGTTCACATCGGGAGTACTGTTGACGATAGTCATCAGGCAGTAGCAGATAGCCTTTTCGCTCCTCATCTGACAACGCATCAAAAATAGCTTTCACAATATCTCGACCGCGATATTCGACAATTTTAAGCCGGGGCGACATGATAAAAGCTTCAAAAGTAAAATGCTTCAGGACTTCGATCTTTTTCTTCACATTAGGAGCGATCGATATTTTCGACAGCGCCGGTTGCTCGACATTCACCGATGCATTCACTCCACAGACAAACTCGTTCACCAAAGCCGACGTCAATGCAGTCCGCAAATAGCCGTCCGTAGCGATTTTTTTCGATATGCGATGCATCTCTACAACTCGGCCTATCAGATCAGTATCATCCCCCGTCGCTCCACGGTAACTCTCAACAATAAACTCGCCAAAAGTGGCAATAAAGATCCTGTTAACCTCTTCGATTGTCACTCCGCCTTCTACCGCGACTTTTTCAGCGATCTTTTCCAGAAAATCTTTGTTATGAGCATAATCGAGGATCTCTAGGGGGGTAATAAAACCGGCCTTTAATGCGTCTTCCAAATCGTAAGTTGAATATGCAATATCATCCGCTATGTCCATAATGTCGCACTCAATGGTCCTAAACCCTTTTGGGGGTTCAACACCACCAAGTACTTTCCGCTTGGCATCGGCAACGAGTTCACTTTCACTTTCATAGTAGCCTTTCACCAAAGACGAATTATTTACAGGACGCCCCTCCGGAATCTTATTGTCGTATTTAAGTAAGGCACAAAGCGTCCTTGCAGTGAAATTCAAGCCCGCGCTGTCTCCCTCGCGCAGTTCCTTCTTCTCCAGCGCAGCCACGATGTGTAGAGTTTGCGCATTTCCCTCAAAACCTCCATAGCGGCGCATACATTCGTCGAGGGCGTACTCGCCGTTATGACCAAATGGAGGATGCCCAAGATCGTGAGCAAGCGCGGCTGTTTCGATCAAATCTGTATCTAAAGGGAAGACCTGAAAATACTCATTGGTCGAGTTCAATCGCAAGGCTATGGCTTTAGCAATCTGTGCCACCTCAAGCGAATGTGTGAGCCTATTACGGAAAAAATCAGATTCCACTCCAGGGAAGAGTTGCGTCTTCCCTTGAAGTCTCCGGAAGGATGGGGAATGCACCAATCGAGCATAATCACGTCGAAAAGCGGACCTACCATTTTCGCCATCTGCTGCACCGCCCTGGCGCGAAACCATCCTTTGAAAGTCTTGCTCACGGTATAACTCAACACCCGAAATGCAAGGTACAGAGGAATCGTTCTGCTCCACCCCTTGAGAATTCACATCTATTTTTGTTGTCATTTCATTTCCAATAGGCAAAAAAAAGCTAGGAGAAAAACTCCTAGCCTTTACGCTGAACTTGATTTATTTCTCGCCAGTATCTTCGGTAGTCGAGCGGACCGGCCCAGTTAACGCATTTCCCATCTCTTGAGCGCGCTGCTCACGCGCTTCGGCGAACGAACGCTGAAGATCTGCCGAGACCTCCTTTACCTGACGCGTGGCCTCCGTGAACGCAGAATATCTGAAGAACTGTACGCCCGTATTATTCATAATATGCCCTCTCTTGGTTGCTGATCATGATGGACAAAAGATCGCTGCAAAAAATTGACCGCCGATATTAGCATTAAAAGTACGCATCTCGATCACCCGCCTAGAAACCCGTAGTTCCAGATGAACGGAAATGCAACCGTATTTATTTACCATATTACGGCGTTCAAATTCCTTTTCATCAATATATCTCTTCTTTTCAAGATTGTATTTTCCAATCGTAAAATCGGCGTACGCATATGACAGCTATCGAGTCCGGGTAACTCACGATAGCTAAAAACGCGCATCAAAATGCGTCACTTCTCGGAGCTATCGGGCTGTTTCTAAAGCAGGCTGGACGTGTCTGCGCATGTAACGCAAATTTGCGTCAAAACCGACCAATGTAGCGAGCAGGCGCGGGGTGGGGGCAACCGCGCGCGCAGGGCAGGGAAAGTGATTTTTACTGTATATATTCACAGTACTTCATCAATCATCGCTTTTTGTTGTTTATATGTCACGCCTCACCTATCCGGCGCCCGTCCCGGCAGGGAGGCCCGTCCAGCCCCTCCCCAGCCATCCAGTTCAACGGCGGAGCGCGCCCTGCTATCACGCACAAGCTGCATGCCGACTTCCCCACCCCGACCACCGACTACACCGCCGATCCGCTGGACCTAAATCAATATTTGATCGATCGCGTGACCATCAACGCGGACGAACACCCCCTTGATGAAGCGCTTCCACAAGCATGGCGATGAGAAACGAAGCCTAGTCATTATTCCCCGATCTGAATACGGGGATTGGCTCAATGCGGGTCGCCGGAACTGACGCGCGCAATGCTGACGCACTATCCCGCCGAACTCCTGAAGGCATGCCCGACGGCCAAGGGATACGGCGGTCAGCCTCAAAACGCATCCCCATTCTGAAATTAACAGCCGACACGTCTGCGCCCGCCCTGATCGTTAGGGCGGGCGCACCCATATGCCGAATAAAATATCAAATTAATCATTTTTAATGATTATATTTGAGCTTCTAGAAGCTATTTCTTTCGAGATATCTCCTTTCGCCACGGGATACGCCAAATACCTTTCAGCCTTTATCATTCATTGCGGCAACACAAAAAATAGCAACAACTCAAATCCACAAAGGGTTTCCGGCGGATTTCATCGTGTCACACCTTTGCTTGGGCAAGCATTTGAGCCGTTTACAGTGCCAAAAACCAACAATAAAACCAAATTTAATGATTAAATTGATTTTTTACCTTATAGTCTTTCTGTGGGTGATCAATGGCAGCGCATCAAATGCGATGGGCTCGTTTAATCTAGCCTCATGGGAGAGGCGATCAAGGGGGACAATATGAAAATGACCGATATCAAAATCAGCGTGAGACTTGGCGCCTGCTTCGCTACGCTGATTCTGCTGATGTGCGTAATTGCGGGCATTGGCGTGAAGAACCTGTGGACGATCAGCGAGGCAACGGATGAAATCGTCAAGGATCGCTATGTAAAGGTGTCGCTGGTGACGCAGATCACGGATAAGGTCAACACCGCCGCGCGTGCAATACGCAACGCCATCATTGCCCCCGACCAGGCTGCGACCGAAAAGTACCTAGAGAGATCGCTGAACAATAGCAAGGAGGTCACCGAGCTAATGGCTGACCTAGAAAAGCGCCTCAGTACGCCCCAAGGCAGAGAGCTGTTCGGCAAACTCAAGGATATTCGCGCCGAATATGCCAAACAGCGTGACCGCGTGCTTGAGCTAATTCGCCAGCACAAAAAAACGGAAGCTGCTGAACTCCTCTTCAAGGAAGTGATTCCTGCGCAGGACAAGTACTTCGCCGCACTCAAGGAACTGATTGCCTTCCAAGTCTCGCTGATGGACCAGAGCGTGGCCAAGAGTAATGATGCATCGGCTTATGCTGTCAATCTGATGGTCGCTCTCTCTGGCGCCGCTATTTTGCTCTCGGTCGCCTGCGCTATCCTGATTACGCGGTCCATTACCCGACCGCTCAATGAAGCCGTTGGAGTGGCTACCGCCGTGGCCTCGGGCGACTTGACCGTACAGATCGCCGCGACCTCTAAAGATGAAACGGGCGCGCTACTGTCTTCGCTCAAGACCATGAACGACAATCTGCATCGCATCGTCACCGAGGTTCGCCAGGGTACCGATACGATTGCCACCGCTTCGCGGCAGATCGCTACTGGCAACCTGGATCTTTCCTCGCGGACCGAACAGCAGGCGGGTGCGCTAGAAGAAACCGCCTCGGCAATGGAGCAACTCACCTCCACCGTCAAACAGAATGCCGACAATGCCCGTCAGGCCAACACCTTGGCCACCAGCGCCTCCCAGGTGGCGATCCAAGGTGGCAGCGTGGTGAGTGAAGTTGTCCATACCATGAGCGAGATTAATGATGCCTCACGCAAGATCGTGGACATCATCACAGTCATCGATGGGATTGCGTTCCAGACCAACATCTTGGCCTTGAACGCAGCGGTGGAAGCTGCGCGGGCGGGTGAGCAAGGACGAGGCTTCGCAGTGGTCGCGTCAGAAGTGCGCACTCTGGCCCAGCGTAGCGCTGCCGCAGCCAAGGAAATCAAATCGCTGATCGATACTTCGGTTGATCGTGTGGAAAACGGCAGTCGTTTAGTCGAACAGGCTGGCGCCACCATGGACGAGGTAGTGGCCAGCGTCAAGCGCGTCACTGATGTGGTCGCCGAGATCACTGCCGCTAGCGGCGAACAGAGCGATGGCATCGAGCAGATCAATCAGGCCATCGTGCAAATGGACGAAGTGACGCAGCAGAACGCAGCGCTGGTGGAAGAAGCCGCTGCAGCAGCCAAGTCACTGCAGGAACAATCGGGCAGTTTGGTGGAGATGGTCAGTATATTCAAGCTTAGTGGCAATGACTTCCGCAGGGCGTCCGCAGGCACCTCAAGCATGGCGCGCCAGAGCGTTGATATCACGCCACATCCGGCAGGACTGCCCCGCTAAGGACGTGCCATACAGAACCCCTTGCCGGTGCTGATATCCCACCGGCAATTCGCCCCGACTCGTGCGGGGCTTTTTTATGGGAAAAATAGCGAGGGATCGCAGCACTGAACCTTATAGAGAAGTCATTTGCGGGCGCAGTACTGCAAAAAATTGCCGAAAACTACGCGATCTATTATTGATACAATAACTACTCATCTATATGAGCTAGTTCTAACCATCCTCAAGACCATGCAACAGCCGAAGATTGTGCCTCCCGCAGAATTCGTGAGTTATTTGAACAAGCTAATCGCGTCAGATCCACGCTATAACAATGAATGGCTAGTGACCCTGGAGGCCAATATGATGCCTGGGACTTTTAAATTGGTCCCACATGGCAGTGTGCCGGAAGCCATCATCCGAGAACTCTGTAAAACCTTGATGATGCAATTCCATCCAGCGGTTCCAATCGGCTTGCATGATTTTTGATTTGAAATGAATTGATGCATGATGTGGGCTCCCCTAGAGGTCGTCATATGACCCTCATTCGGTCCCGCATCGCTGCCGTGCTGATATCTCACGCTGATAATCGTCTCGGCAATTAATGTCACAGAACAGCAGATCGACGGTTACTGGCTCGTCGCAAAAATGGCAACGGCAGTCCGGCTGAAGCGCTGGCGCACGTCGTGCGGCGGCCAGACCGGCGGCGATGGTTCGATAGATTCTGCTGTCCGCGTTGTCGGCGTGATCGCTCATCGTTATTTGCCCTCATTGGTAGGAAGTTGATAGGAACGGAAGCGGACCACCTCTTGGCCGGCCCACTCGTTCAAGGAAAGGAACTGCGCCTGCAGCGGCTCAATCTCATTGCAGCCGAAGACGGCGGCCGCCTTCGTCACATCGCCGAATCCGCCGGTGTTGTTGGGCATGGTCCCGAGTAATTGCGGCGGCACGCGATGCGCGGCCAGTACGTCGTCACGTGTGCAGTTCTTGATATTGAAAAATTCGTCCTTGGCCGCGATCTCGGAAACCGGCAGGATCTGTAGGCCATCTTTCTTGCCGCCTGGTGCATACACAAACAGGTTGCGGAAGTTGCCCGGCCCTTTGCTATTGCGCATCGCCTCGCGCAGCTTGTCCACGTCGTTGACGTTGCTGGCGGTGTCGGTCATGTAGAGGATGAAGCCCGCGTGCGAGCCGTTGAGGTAGTACCGACGGCGGAAGAGCGTCGCCGATTCATTGAGCCAGGCCGACTGCAGCGCGCTCACGTACTGCGGCACGCCATACACTTCCTGGTTGATGTCGGGGGCCTGCAGGTGCCAGATCCCGTCCCGCTCGAATTCGTAGATATCGCGCCAGCCATTGACGAAGAAATACCGCCCTGGCTCCACGCCCACGCGCGTATATTTGGCCAATGCCGGTTTGAGGCTCAAAAGCTTTCCCGTCATGCTCTCGCGGCGCTCTGCATAGCAGTTGCCGAACAGCAGAAAGTCCAGCGCCAGGCGCGTGAAGTCTCCGCGCGACAAGACGGCGGACGGCTGGAAGGTTGAGGCCAGGATATTGACCTTGCACCAGATCGCGCTGGCATGATGAACGCTTGCATTCAAGGATTTGGCCAGGCCGACCATGCTCAGGGGCGGCTCATACCAATCTCCATTGCGGTAGCACTCGACATCGGCCAGCATGTCGCGGCCTTCCAGCACGGGTGATGGGTCGCCAAAAGAAAATGCTTCGACGGACGCTGGCGCCGTCTCGCCCCTAGCCAGCAGCGTATTGTCGGATGCAGCCGCGCGGCTGCGTGCTCTGTGTTTCATCAGAAGAACTCCATGGATGAGGTGTTGTTAGCGGTAGTGCCTTCGAAGGGTTCGTAGTCGAGGGCGTGCATGACGGACCAGGCCAAGTCAGCGTGGCCGGTCTCTTCCGAGCGGCCAGCGTCGTAAGTGACAGCGCGCCCGCTCGGCGTGAGGATCTTGCGAATGGCCATGAAGGACTGCGCGATGTCCGTCCAGCCGGCATCGAACTGCAGGCGGCCGCTGCGAATAATGTTTTGTGCCTTCAGCACCATCCGCGTTTTGACTTCGGGCGAGTAGCTGATGGCGGTGGCGCCGGGGAAGAACTGCTTCACCAGCGGATAGACGCCCACGCCCATGCCAGTGGTATCGATACCGATGTACTGCACGTTGTAGCGGCCGCACATTTCCTTGATGAGCGCGGCTTGCTCGGCAAAGTCCTTGCCGCGCCACTGGTGGCGCTCCAGAATGCGGAAATTGCCGCCAGGGGCCAGCGGTGGCGCAATCACGGAGCAGCCGGCGCTGTCGCCGGTCAAGGACGGGTCATAGCCGATCCACACAGGCCGGTGACCAAAGGGGCGTGCCGTAAAGGGCTTGTAGTCGTCCCAATCTACCCACGAATCGACCATGCCGCGCTGCAGGTCGGCCAGCGGGAACACCGACGCAGAATCGTCGATGAAGTTACACATCAAGAGGTTGTCGAACTGGTCCGGCGAGTATTCGAAGTCGCGCAGTTCGTCGATGTCGAACAGGTCGCAGCCACCTGCGGCCGCGTCCATGATCGTGACAATCTGGCGCCAGATTTTGTCCTCACCGGTGAAGCCGGACGACAGCCGCTTGTGACTGACATCGATGTTGACCTTTTCGCCCTTGGCGCGGCGCTTGTTGAAGGCCTCGCCGGTCCAGAAGGGGTAGGCCTGGTGCGTGGTGGCCGAGGGCGTGGAGAAATAGGTTTTACGCCACTTCTTATGCAGGGCCATGCCGGACGCGACCTTGTTCAGCTCAGTGAAATTGTGCGTCCAGAAGAATTCATCGAAATAGAAATTGCCGTGATAGCCCTGGGCGGTGCGTGCGTTCGTGCCGAGGAAATACAGGTGCGCGCCATTGGGCAGCACGATAGGATCGCCGGATAGCTCCACGCCGCATGCATCCTTCGCAAACTGGATGATGTATTGCTTGAAGACGTGCGCCTGCGACTTCGAGGCCGAGAGAAAAATCTGATTGCGCCCGGTCTGGATCGCATCAATCAGCGCCTCGCGCGCGAAGTACCAGGTCGCGCCGATCTGCCGCGATTTCAGGATGATGCGCGTGCGCTCGCTGCCGTTTCGATACCAGACCTTTTGGTAGTCGAATAGCGAATCGTTAAATGCATCGACGATGCGCTGCTGCGCCTCTTCGCTGAACTCGTTGCGCACCGGCTTTTTCTTCGGGCCTGCATTGCGATTGGCGATCTTGGGATTGAGGTCGGTTTCGTTTCCGCCCGGCTGCTCATAGCGGCGCACGCGCGCTGCCTGCACAAGCTGACGCATCAGTGCATCGAGTTCCTTGTACTCGCCATTGCCCTTTACTTCCTTGGCGATCAGTTGCACTATGCGCGCTTCAAGGGCAATCTCTACGCGCTCAAGGCGCGAGACTTTTTCCCATTCATCGCGGTGCTTCCAGCTATTGACGGTGGAACGCTTAATCTTCAGGTGACGCGCAATCGACGAGATGCGCCAGCCCTCGAAATACAGGCGGCGCGCCACCTGCCGAGGCTCGGCCGCCTGGTCGATGTTGTCCTTGATGTCTTCTGGAATTTCTAACATGCCGCAAGCGTAGGCGGCGCGCGCGCGTAGCGGGGACTTTGCCGAGTCGCTATCCCTGATAACAACCCTCACTTGATTGATGCATTTCGCCCATCGGCAGAAGATGACGTTATCCGATCAACCGATAACGAGCGCGAAAACTCATGGCAACCAAGAGCAAATTTTTCCGCGTCGCGACTGAGGGCGCGACCACCGACGGCCGTAGCATCAGCCGCGAGCAAATCCAGCAGATGGCCGACAGCTACAACGTGAAAACCTACGGCGCTCGCGTGTGGGTCGAACATCTGCGCAGCTTGCTTCCTGATGGCCCCTTTAAAGCCTACGGGGATGTGCTGGCACTGAAGGCCGAAGAGGTCGACACCGAGAGCGGCAAGCGCCTGGCCCTGTTCGCTCAGATCGAACCGACGCCCGCACTGATCGCCATGAACAAGGACCGTCAGAAGATCTTCACCAGCATCGAGCTGGCCGACAAGTTTGCGGATACAGGCAGCTCCTATCTGGTCGGCCTGGCCGTGACCGACAGCCCCGCCAGCCTGGGCACCGAGATTCTGCAGTTCTCGGCCACCAATCCGAAGGCATCCCCCTTCACTCCGCGCAAGCTGAAGCCGGAGAACCTGTTCTCTGAAGCCATCGAGGCCAAGCTCGAATTCGAGGAAGACGGCCCGAGCCTGGCCGACAGTATCAAGCAACTGTTTAGCCGCATCGGTGGCGGCGAGAAGAAGGCCGATGCTCAACACGCCGACATGGTTGCCGCCATGACCGCCGTGGCCGAGAAGGTCGGCGAGTTCGCACAGGCGGCCACACAGGCCAGCAAGGATGCGGCCGAGGCCGTGGCACGTCTGGAGAAGCTGGAAAAGCGCGTGGGCGACGAATCGACCGCTGCCGAGCAATTCCGCCAGACCATCAACCTGACCGACAAGAACAGCGTGCAGCGCCCGCCGGCCACCGGTGGCGGCAACAGCGGCACCGTGCAGACCGAGTTCTAAGCTGCCGGCCGACCAAGTACCCCATTTCCGCATTTCACTGGAGCAGAACACATGAAGAATCAGACCCGCGCCGCCTATAACGCCTACACTTCGCGCCTGGCGACGCTCAACGATGTTGCCGGCGGTGCCGTCCACTCCACCTTCTCGGTGGACCCGAGCGTGCAGCAGAAGTTGGAAGACAAGATGCAGGAATCGTCCGAATTCCTGGGCAGCATCAACATCATCGGCGTCGATGAGCTGGAAGGCGAGAAAATCGGCCTGGGTGTCTCCGGTCCCATTGCCAGCCGCACCGATACGCGCGGCGACAAGCGCCGCAGCACTCGCGATGCGTCGGCCATGACGAATACCCGCTATCGCTGTGAGAAGACCAATTTCGATACCCACATCACCTATGCCAAGCTGGATGCCTGGGCCAAGTTCAAAGACTTCCAGACCCGCGTGGCCAATGCGATCCTGAAGCGCCAGGCGCTGGACCGCATCATGATCGGTTTCAACGGCGTGAAGGTCGCGGCCGATACCAATCTGACGCAGTATCCGCTGCTGCAGGACGTGAACAAGGGCTGGCTGCAACAGATCCGCGAGAACTCGCCGCAGCGCGTCATGGGCCTGGTCGGCCAGGATCTGCCCGGCAAGGTGGTCATCGGCGGTGGTGCCGGTGCGGACTATGCGAACCTCGATGCTGCCGTATATGACGCGGTGACCAATCTGGACCCGTGGTATCAGGACGATACGGGCCTCGTGGTCATTGTCGGCCGTGAACTGCTGCACGACAAGTATTTCCCGCTGATCAACAAGGACAAGGCCCCGACCGAGACTCTGGCCGCAGACATCATCATCAGCCAGAAGCGTATCGGCGGCCTGCCGGCGGTGCGCGTGCCGTCCTTCCCGGCCAATGCCATGTTGATTACCCGCCTGGACAACCTGTCGATCTACTTCCAGAACGGTGGTCGCCGCCGTCGCGTGGTGGACGAACCGAAGGCCGACCGCATCGAGAACTATGAATCGTCGAACGACGCCTATGTGATCGAGGACGAGGGTCTGGCCGCCCTGGTGGAAAACGTGGTGCTGCAGGATGCGGCAGCGGGCGGCGCCTGATGTCTCGCCTGTCTCCCGCTGCGCGCCACCGGGAGCGCATGCTCGGCAAGCTGGCGGCGTCCGCTGGTGAGCCGGGCGGCGTGACCACCGGCAGTGCCTATGAGCTGATGCTGATGAAGCTCCATGAAGACCGGCGCACGCTCTCCAACATCCAATCCATCGAACGCAAGATCGAGATGAAGGCCACCCTGCTGCCGGCTTATCAGGACTGGATTGATGGCGTGCTGTCGGGCGGCCGTGGCGCGCACGACGAAGTGCTGGTCAACGTGCTGGTGTGGCACATCGATGTCGGCGACTACGAACGCGCCCTGCAGCTCTCGGCCTATGCCCTGGAACACCAGTTCACTTTGCCGGATCGCTATAACCGCACCTTGCCCACGCTGCTGCAGGACGATTTCGCGGGCGCCAGCCTGGGCGGCAAGCTGAAGGATGACCCCGCCCGCGCGGCCGAGATCCTGCAACAGGTGCTAGCCATGACCGGCAATGCCGACACGCCCGACCAGGCGCGCGCCAAGGTGCATAAGGCGCTGGGCCTGGCTCTGCTGGAGCTGGTCAATCAGGTGGATGCCGAGAACATCACGGCGGCGACGGCCGACCGGGCCACGGCTTCGCTGCAGCACCTCACCCGTGCGAGCGAGCTGCACCAGGCGGCCGGCGTCAAGAAGGAAATCGAGCGGTTGGAGCGGCGACTCAAGAAGTTCGCCGAGCCGGCCAAGTAAAGAGCACCCCACGGCGCAGGGGCGGCCCGAGACGGAAGCGACCTTGTTCGTCGGATGTCTCGGCCACCGCCCCCCACTAATTTCAACACCATGAGCTATATCGACGAGGTGCCGGTAACGGCGGGGCCGACCGTTCCGGCCGATGTGAAGGCCATCACCAATGATGGCTTTTTCCCCGACATCAGCATGCCGGCCATGCGGGACGCCATGCGGCTGGATTCGACGGTGACCGATGCGCGACTGCGCCCGGCTCTGGTGGACGCAATCCTGACCACGAATCGGCTGCTGCGGGACTGGCAGGCGGGCCACCTGGCCAGTGGTGTTCAGAAGCTGGAAGAGGTGCCCGCGCTCAAGGTGGACGGCGAAAGCCAATACGTCGCGCATTATCGTCGCGCCGTCTACAGCTTCGCCAAGGCCGACATCTTCGAAAGCTATCGGGACTACGACACCACCGCGAGTGCCCTGACCGACAAGAAAAACATGGAGTGGATGGACACCGCGCCGGACGTGCAGCGCCGAAACGGCCATTGGGCCATCAATGACATTCTCGGCCGCACACATGCGACCGTGGAGCTGATCTGATGCAGGTACGCAGCCAGCAGGGAGATACGCTCGATGCACTGGTGTTTCGCTACTTGGGCGCAAGTAGCGGCTACGTGGAGCAGGCGCTAGCGCTCAATCCAGCCTTGGCCGCCCTGGGGGCCGTGCTGCCGGCGGGCACGATGGTCACGCTGCCCGTTGCAGTGGAAGTGCCCAGTACCACGCAAGACAGCATCAGCCTGTGGGACTGACAACATGAATACCAAATCACTGACAAGGGGAAACCACGTTATGGCAGCAGAATCCGCCGGCGGCATCGCTGCCATCCTGAAAATCTACGGCATCAAGGCCGTGCTCGGCATGGTCGGTGCGGCGCTGCTGTATATCGTCCTGCCGCCGCGCAATGCCGATGGTTCGTTCAACGAAAAGGAATTTGTGGTGCGCCTGGCGTGCGCGGGCGCCTTCTCCATCATGTTCGGCGACCTGGCGTTTTCGCTGCTGCTCCAGTACGTGCCGGCCATCGCGGCCGTGCTGGGGCCGAAGCCGGTCGATCTGATGGTGGGGGCGCCGGCCTGGTGGATTACGCGGGCGGTGGCGCTGTGGTTCCAACGGCGCCAGGGCAAGGACATTGCCGAGCTGGCGCGCGACGTGAAGGAAACGCTGTGAACGCTATCGACAACCGCCGCGCCTTCCTGGGCATGCTGCGCTTCTCCGAAGGCACGTCTAATTCGCCGACCACCCGCGACCGCGGCTATGACCAGATCGTCGGCCGCACCCGTTTTACCAGTTACGCTGACCATCCGCGCGTGCGCGTCTGGATTCCTCGCATCAAGAATTGGTCCACGGCGGCCGGCGCGTATCAGCTGCTGATGCGCTACTACGATATCTACCGCAAGCAGCTCGGGCTGAACGGGTTCGCGCCGGAGGTGCAAGACGCCATCGCCCTGCAGCAGATCAAGGAATGCCGCGCGTTGCCCGATATCGACGCCGGCCGCCTGGCGGACGCTATCGCCAAGTGCAAGAACATCTGGGCGTCCTTGCCGGGCGCCGGCTATGGCCAGTTCGAACATCGCTATGTGGATCTCGAAAAGGCATTTACGCGGGAAGGCGGTGACGCCATCGTGCTGCCGACCCTGAAAACCAACGAGGAACTGCATTTGGCGTTTCTGGATGCCGGCGGGGTGTTGGCATGACGCTGACCGACGCCTGGCGCACCCGGTTGCGTGCCGGGCTCGGCATCGGCTTACTGGCGGTGGCCTTTGCATCTGCCTGGGCCATCCAGGGATGGCGCAAGGATGCCGACATTGACCACCTGAAGGCCGGCATGGCCGAGGCCAATCAGGCAGCGGCCGATGCCAGGGCCGAACGCACGCAACAGGTGCTGCAGGCCGAGCGCAATGCGCGCGACGCTATCCAAGCCATCACCGACAAGCTCACCAATGAAAGGGATGCCGCCCGCCATGAGAAAGACACTTACATTGCTGGCGTGCGCAGCGGCGCTATCCGGCTGTCAGTCCCCGTCGTCGCCCCAGTGCCCGCCGGGGCCAGTTGCACAGATTCCGGCGCTGCCGGTGGAGCTGGCCAGGAAGCGCGAGCCGAACTTACGCCAGCGGCAGCAGAGTTTCTTGACGACATCGCCAGCGAAGGCGATGACGCCATCCGACAAAGCAATGCCCTGATCGACGCCTACAACGCCTTGCGCGAGAAACTGAATGTACAAGCCCAACAATCTGCGGGATTACCTGCGCAAGGCCATTAAGGACTTGGCGCAGAATCCGGACAAGCTGCACATCTTCATCGATGAGGGCGGCTCGCGCGCCACCGGCACGGCCGGTCTGTCCTTCGAGTATGACTATGTGCTGAACCTGATCTTGACTGACATCGGGCTGGACCTCGATCTGGTGTTCGTGCCGCTGCTGGCCTGGATGCGGGTTCACCAGCAAGAAGCCTTTGCCAATCCGGAAAACGTCAAGAAAGCCATCCGCTTCGAAGTGGACATGAACAGTGCCGACTCCCTCGATCTGTCGATCAAGTTGGCGCTCACGGAGCGCACCATCGTGAAACGGCAGGATGGCGGCCGGCTGGAGATCATCCATGCGGCCGAGCCTCACATCACCCCACCATTCGCCGATGACTTCTGGCAGCTCTACCAGGGCGATAGCCTGCTGGCCGAATGGGACGTACCGAAGCTGCCATGAGTGATGACTTGCAACGCCTGGAAGAATGGGCGGGCGCCTTGATTACCAAGGTGCAACCAGCACAACGGCGCCAGCTGGTACGCCAGGTGGCGAACGATTTACGCCGCGAGCACGCCCGCCTGATCGCTCAGCAGGTGGCGCCTGATGGCACGCCCTATCCGGCTCGCAAGAATCGCAAGGAACTGCGCACCAAGTCTGGTCGGATCAAGCGGCAGAAGGCGGCCATGTTCAACAAGCTGCGCACGAATGCTTACTTGCAGATCCAGGCAGATGCAAACCAGGCATCAGTTGGTTTCTTTGGGAAGGTGGCGCGCATCGCGCGCGTGCATCATGAGGGCTTGCCGGATAAGGTGGCGCCGCATGGACCGAGCTATAAGTATGCGGCACGTCCTCTGCTAGGATTCAACGCCTCTGACGAAATGCTGGTGCGTGAAAGTCTGTTGAGGCATATTGCCGGTGGCGAGTGAACGTCGCTCCCGACACTAGTCACGTCGGTGGATTTACAATTTTTTTTCCTTCGTCCCATCCACGCGAAGCCGCCCATTGTTAATCTTTCGACTCCCTCATCCGGCCTGACCTCTCGCCGGATGCAATGTTCCTGGAAAAAATGAAGCCACAATGCCAGTTCCTGTTGAATACAGCCGTGCATCAGAAATCTTCTATGACTTTCTAGTCGAGGCCCGTAATGGCGCCGACCTCTGGAGCACGCACGTTACCTACACAATGGTGGAGGGTGTTCTCCACACATTCCGGCGGCGTCTGACGCCACAGCAGACGATTTCTTTTGCCGAGCTGCTGCCAGTATGCTTGCGTTCTGTGCTTATCCAGCGCTGGGATCTGTCCGAACCGACGGTCCCTTTCGGTAGTAGAGCTAGCATGACTGAGGAAGTATGTGCGCTACGCGGCCGCCACAACTTCTCTCCCGATACCGCTATAGCGGTGGTGGCCAGTGCTCTGCTCAAACGAGTAGATCAGGAACGTTTCTTTGCCTTCCTAGCTGAGTTGCCGGCAGGCGCTGTAGAGTTCTGGAGCGAGAAGCCGCACTAAGTCGCCTCGCATCGCGCGTGCATCATGAAGGACTGCCGGATGAGGTGGCGACGGGTGGCCCGAGCTATGAATACCCGGCCCGCCCCCTACTGGGATTCATTCGCGCCGATGAAGAGCTGTTGCGCGAAAGCCTGCTGCGCCATCTTGAGAGTCGGTAAGACAGATATCAACCCGCCGTAAAGTGCCTTCCCACGCGCGATCCGGCAACATGGGTTGCATGACGCCCGACCTCTCCGAACTCGTCCGCACCATCCCCAATTTGATCCGCACCGGCAAGATTGCCGAGATCAATGCGGACAAGGTACGCGTGCGCTTATCTCCTTCGCTGCTCACCACCTGGCTGCAATGGATCGCGCTGCGCGCCGGGGATGTCATCGATTGGTGCCCGCCGTCCGTGGGCGAGCAAGTCATTGTCTTCTCGCCCAATGGCGACCTGACCCAAGGTAAAGTCCTGGCCGGCCTGTTTTCGGCCGAGTCCCCGGCGCCGCAGACCTCCCTCAAGATTCGCTCCATCCACTACCCGGATGGCGCCGTGGTGCTCTACGATTTCGGCAAGCACTCGCTGTCGGCCATCCTGCCGGCGGGCAGCTCGGCCCTGGTGAAGGCAGATGCGGTGACCGCTGACGCGCCGCAGACCATCTGCACAGGTGACGTGACCATCAAAGGCAATCTCGTTGTGGAAGGCTTCAGCGCCCTGAACAATGGTGCCAAGGTCCTGGGCGGCTACGGTGGCGCGGCAATCGTCATTGAGGGCGACGTGACGGCTACCGGCGACATTAAGGCCGGTGACATCAGCCTGCGCAATCACCCGCACGGCGAAATCAAGCGCGGCGATGAAAAATCCGGAGTGCCGCTGCCATGATCGCCATGAACGCCTCTACCGGCAGCAGCCTATCTCTGCTGGATCACATCCGGCAGTCCGTGCGCGACATCCTCATGACGCCGCTGGGCACCCGCATCTACCGTCGCGCCTATGGATCCGAAATTCCCGAGCTGATCGACCAGCCCCTGAATGGGGTTACGGTCATGCGCATCTATGCCGCCGTGGCCTATCGCCTGACGCTGTGGGAGCCGCGCATTTCTCTTTCGTCGGTGAACCTCAACCGGGATGCCAGCGGCGCAGTCTCTGTGGTGCTGCAGGGCGTGACCAATGGCACCGCTGTCGAATTTTCCGTGCAGGTCCGTGAAGGGGCGACGCAATGAGCTCGCCCATCGACCTGTCCCTGCTGCCGGCACCGCAAGTGCTGGAAACCCTGGACTTCGAAACCATCCTCGCCAGCCGCAAGGCGACCGTGCTGGAACTGCTGCCGGAAGACGAGCGCGAGGCCGCTGCCAATGTGCTGTCGCTGGAGTCTGAGCCGGCTACCAAGCTGCTGCAGGAGAACGCCTATCAAGAGCTGTTGCTGCGCAATCGCGTCAACGATGCCGCCAAGGCAGTGATGTTGTCGTTTGCCATCGGCTCAGATCTCGACCAGATCGGCGCCAATACCAACGTCAAGCGCCTGGTATTGGTTGAGGCTGACCCGGATGCCTCGCCACCGGTGGCAGAGGTCTTGGAAGGCGACGATGCGTACCGCCTTCGCATTCAGGAAGCGCCTGACGCGCTCTCGACGGCCGGTCCGCGCAATGCCTATGAATTCCATGCGCGCAGCGCTGACGGCCGTGTGCTGGACGCGCGCGCCGTCAGCCCAGCACCATGCGAAGTCGTGGTGGCGGTCCTGGCGAACTCGGATGACTGGCTGGCGCCGGCCGACCTGCTGCAAACCGTCAATGCCGCCCTGTCGGCCGAGGATGTCCGACCGCTGGGCGATCTGGTCTCGGTGGTACAGGGGCAGGTCACGGACTACGAGCTGGACGCAGTGGTGTATGTCGAAAAAGGCCCCGAGGCGCCCATTGCGCTGAACGCAGCCAGGTCGAACGCGGCCATCATCTCCAAGCCGCTGCGCCCGCTCGGCTATAGCGTCTATCGCAATGCCTACGTGGCTGCGCTGAAGGTCGAAGGCGTGCGCAATGTCGTCGTGAAATCGCCAGCGGCGGACATCCTGTGCGGGCGCACGCAAGCGGCACGCTGCACCGGTATCAAGATCACCGCCGAGGTGCTGGAAGAGGTGGACGATGTATAACCCGGTCCCGACCCTGCCACCCAATACCACGCCCCTGGAGCGGGCTCTTGCGCGGGCCTGCGCCGCCCTGGCCGACACGCCCGTGCCCCTTCGTCTGCTGTGGAATCCCGACCGCTGCCCGGTGGAGTTGCTGCCCTTCCTGGCCTGGTCCTTTTCGGTGGATCGCTGGGACGATACCTGGCCCGAGGCCATCAAGCGCGGCACGATCAAGGCCGCACGCTACATCCACCAGCACAAGGGCACCATCGCGGCCGTGCGCGGCGTCGTCGAATCCCTGGGCTACATCATCAAGATCAGTGAATGGTGGCAGACCGAACCGCGCGGCCCGCGCGGCACCTTCGCTCTTGAAGTCGGCGTGCTGGATTCGGGCATCACCGATGAAATGTTCCTGGAAATGGAACGGCTCATTGACGACGCCAAGCCACTGTCCCGCCATTTGACCGGGCTGCGCATCCATCTGGAGACCCGTGGACAGATCAACGTCGGCGCATACGCGCAGTTTGGCGAGGCGGTCACGGTCTATCCATGGTCTCCGGACAGCATCGAGACCGCCGGCGGGCCATTCATCGGCTGCGCCACCCACATTATCGAAATCATGAGCATCTACCCATGAGCACCTATTTTTCTATTCCGACCGAGATCGGCGAGGCGCAAATTGCCAATGCCCTGGCGCTGGGCATTCCGCTGAAGTTGACGCACATGGCCGTGGGCGATGGCAATGGCGTCGTGCCGGTGCCGGATCGCAAGCAGACCGCCCTTGTGAAAGAGCAACGCCGCGCGCCCATCAATACCCTCGACAAAGATCCGAAGAATCCCAGCCAGATCATCATCGAGCAGGTGTTGCCGGCCGACGTTGGCGGCTGGTGGGTGCGCGAAATCGGCATCTTCGACGATGCCGGCAATTTGTGCGCAGTCGCGAACTGCCCGCCCAGCTATAAGCCTCTGCTGAGTGACGGTGCCGGAAAGGATCAGGTCGTGCGCGTTGTCCTGCTGGTGTCGAGCACCGCAGCCGTCGAGCTGAAAATTGACCCGGCGGTGGTGCTGGCCACCCGCAAATATGCGGATGATGCCATCGTGGCCTATGCGGCACCGAAAGCGCATACGCATGCCGACCTGGCACCACTCAAATCCCCGGTGTTCACTGGCCAGCCGGTAGCGCCTACTCCGGCGGCCGGTGCCGATGCCGGGCAGGTGGCCAATATCGAGTTTGTCGCCAGCGCGATTGCTCAAGCCATGGCGGGCGTGATTCCGTTCCTGACGGCTATTCCCGCAAAGAAGCTGGTCGATGTCGTGATGGTCAAGAGCATTGGCCTGATGGAGTGGGTGGACGTGGCCGGCACTGGGGAGTTTCATGGTTACCGCACCTTGCGCTGTGGTGCGTTGGAATTTGGCACCACGGCTGCACCTCGATCGTATGAGGCCGATTTGGTCGGCGGGCTTGGTTCGAAGACTAGCCATGCATCGATTTGGGCATGGGCGCAGCAGAACGGGCATAGCGTCGCGGCCGCGAGCTGGAGCGCGAAGACGTTCAAGTTTGCCGATGTGGATGCCAATACCTTCCGCTTTCCGGATTTGCGTGACGTGTTTCCCCGTTTCACCGGCACCGATGCCGATAACGGCAGTGCGCGCACACTTGGCGCTTATAAGGGCGACACGCTCAAGGACCACAACCATGGCCTGATCTTTTCCAGCGGGGTGGGCGGCACTGATGTCGTTCCCTACGGCGCGGGGGGCTCGCAAGCCATTGGCACGCGGGCCGTGACCGGTGTTGTGGCCGCCGGCATCGCAGGCGCAGAAACAGCCCCCAAACATACCGCATTCAATCCACGTATTCACCTCTGATCATGCCCCCGATTACTTGCTACCAGACCGACGACAACGGCATTTTTCTGCATACCGTGACTGCCTACCCCTTCCCAATGGAGGATCGTCTCAACGTGCCTTATCAGGCGGTGCAGACGGCCGTGCCGGAAATCCCGATTGGCCACCGCGCGCGCTGGCTCTCGCCCTTCGGCCCGATGGATCCGGAATACGACACCGCCGGCGAGTGGGTCATCGAAGAAATTCCCGCGCCGGCAGAACCGGCGGAAGAGCCGACCGCAGAATCCCCGGCGCAAGCCTAAACCGCACTTACTAGGAGTTATCAATATGGCAGCTGACTATCACCATGGCGTGCGCGTCATCGAAATCAACGAAGGCACGCGCCCCATCCGCACCATCTCTACCGCAGTCATCGGCGTCATCGTCACGGCCGATGATGCGGATGCGACTGCCTTTCCGCTGGATACCGCAGTTCTGATTACCAATGTGGTCGCGGCGCAGGCCAAGGCCGGCAAGCGCGGCACCATGCGCCGCGTGCTGGAAGCCATTGCGGCACAAGCTAAACCCCTGGTGGTGCTGGTGCGCGTGGCCGAAGGCGACGACGAAGCCGAGCAAACCAGCCTGGTCATTGGCGGCGTCTCGGCGGAGGGCCGCTATACCGGTTCCAAGGCTCTCTTGGCGGCGCAAGCCAAGCTCGGCATCAAGCCGCGCATCCTGGGTGCGCCGGGACTGGATACAAAGGCGGTCACCAATGCACTGGCCTCCCTGGCGCAGACCTTGCGCGCCTTCGTCTACGCATCGTGCTGGAACTGCGCCACGGTGGTCGCCGCCACGGCTTACCGTGCAGAGTTTGGCCAGCGTGAGGTGATGCTGATCTGGCCGGAATTCGTCTCGTGGGACACAACCTCGAATGCCGATGTGAGTATCTCGGCCGTGGCCTACGCGCTGGGTCTGCGCGCCAAGATCGATGAGCAGACCGGCTGGCACAAAACCCTCTCCAACGTGGTGGTGAACGGCCCGACCGGCATCAGCCGGGACGTGTTCTGGGATTTGCAGGACCCGGCCACCGATGCGGGCGTGCTCAATGCCAAGGAAGTCACTACCCTCATCAACATGAGCGGCTACCGCTTCTGGGGCTCGCGCACCTGCGAAATCCAGGGCGGTTACTTCCCCTTCGAGAACTACACGCGCACCGCCCAGGTGCTGGCCGACACCATTGCCGAGGCGCATATGGTCTATGTCGACCTGCCGATGACGCCCTCGCTCGTCAAGGATCTGGTGGCCAGCATCAATGCCAAGTTCCGATCCTTGAAGGCCAGCGGCTACATCATCGACGGTGAAGCTTGGTTCGACGAGCAGTTCAACGAAAAGGAAACCCTGAAGGCCGGCCAGCTCGTGATCGACTACGGCTATACGCCAGTGCCTCCCGTGGAAAACCTGCTGTTCCAGCAGCGCATCACCGATCAATACCTGGCCGACTTCGCCGCGCGCGTCGCCGCCTAATGGGTAGCCGGCCGGTACGCCCGGCCGCCTCCCGTCCTTACATCATAGGAGCAAGACATGGGCATGCCCCACAAACTGAAGGATTTCAACCTGTTCGAGAACGGCATCAGCTTTGCCGGTATGGCCACGGAGGTGACCTTGCCGAAGCTGTCGCGCAAGATGGAGGAATATCGCGCGGGCGGCATGTCCGGTCCGGTCTCGGTGGACCTGGGCCAGGAAGCCATCCAGCTGGAATGGACCGCCGGCGGCCTGGTCAAAGAAGCACTGAAGCAATACGCGGCCAAGTCCCATGGCGCTGCGCAACTGCGCTTCGCCGGCGCTTACCAGAACGATGACGATGGTTCCGTGCAGGCGGTGGAAATCACCGTGCGCGGCCGCTATAAAGAAGTGGATATGGGCAATGCCAAGGTGGGCGACGACACCTCGCACAAGTTCAGCATGCCCCTGAGCGCCTACAAGCTCACCATCGACAACGAAGTGATGTTCGATTTCGACTTCATGAACGGTATCGAGATCGTCGGCGGCGAAGATCGCCGCGCCGATATCCGCAAGGCCATCGGCCTGTAATCGCCAGGCGGCATTCCGCCGCCTGCCTCTGCCAATTCCCTATCTGACAAGGAAACACCATGACCACCACCGCACCCGCTACCAAGATCGAAACCGTCGTCATCGAGCTGGACGAGCCGCTGACGCGCGGCAATAGCCAAATCAGCGAATTGACGCTGCGCCGCCCGAAGTCCGGCGCCCTGCGCGGGGTCAGCCTGATGGATCTGATGAATATGAACGTGAGTGCGCTGCAGGTGGTATTGCCGCGCATCAGCGAGCCCGCGCTGACGCAGTTCGATGTCGCCGCCATGGACCCGGCCGATCTGATCAAGTGCGGCATGGAGGTCTCTGTTTTTTTGGCACCGAAGGCGGACCGCGTCTTGGTCTCCCAATCGAAGTAGAAGACGCCATGGCGGACATCGCGACGGTGTTTCATTGGCCACCGGCCGCGATGGACGAATTGGAGCTGGCAGACCTCATGAAGTGGCGCGAGCGCGCGCGAGTAAGAAGCGGGGCAGAGTAAATGGCAAATGAACTGAAAATGCAGGTGGTGTTCTCCATGATGGAGAAAATCACCGCCCCGCTGAAGAAGATCGCCAGCGGTGCCAAGGACACCGGAAAGGCACTGAAGGACACCAGCGACCGGCTGCGCGAACTGAACAAGCAACAAAAAGACCTCGACGGCCTGCGCGACCTGCATCAGGGCATGCGCAAGACGAATGTCGAACTGTCCACCGCGCAGCAGCGCGTGACCGAGCTGGCGGCCAGGATGAAGGGTGTAGAGAACCCGACCCGCGCCATGACGCGCGAATTTAATGCTGCCGTGCGCAGCGTCAAATCCCTGCAGGAAGCCAGTGAGCGGCAAGGCACGCAGTATCGCGCCTTGCGCGAACGCCTGGCCGATGCCGGCATTGGCTCGCGCCAGCTCGCCAACGCGCAGACCTGGCTCAAGAACAGCATCGCCGCCACCAATGCCGAATTGGCCGACCAGCAAAAGAAGCTGGCCGCTAGCCATCGTCAGCAGCAGGTGATGGCCAATGCCCGCCAGCGTGCCGACAAGCTGCGCAGCACGGCAGGTGGGTTGGCTGCGGCCGGCGTAGGTGCCACGGCCAGCGGTGCCGCCATGGGCGCCCCTGTGCTGGCCGGCCTAAAGGAAGCCAAGCACTACGAGACCGAGAACGGCCGCGTGCGTGCGCTCGGCCTGGGACCGGCCGCCACCGCCGAGGCGATCAAGTTCGCCCGCGACATGAAAACCTACGGCACCAGCCAGCTCGACAATCTGCAGCTATTCCGCGATGCAGTCACCGCCTTTGGCGATACGCACCACGCTGAAATGGTCGCGCCCATGATGGCCAAGATGAAATTCGGGAATCACGCCTTCTACGGGGAAGCCGAGGGCGCGGAGAACGAGCGCAAGTTCATGGATATGCTGAAGGTCATCGAAATGCGCAACGGCACCAAGGACATCGGCACCTTCTCCAAGCAGGCCAATATGGTGCAGCAGGTGCTGACCGCCACCGGTGGCCGCGTGGGGCCCAGCGAATGGCTGAACCTGATTAAGACCGGCGGTATTGCGGCCAAGGGCATCAAGGATGAGGCGTTCTACTACCAGATGGAGTCCCTGGTGCAGGAAATGGGCGGTAACCGGGTCGGCACCTCGATGATGAGTGCTTACCAGAACCTGTATCAGGGCCGCACCACCAAGCGTTCCATTGCCATGCTGTCCGACTTGGGCCTGATCGGCGACCAATCCAAGGTGAAACATGACAAGGCCGGCCAAGTCTCGTTCCTGAATCCGGGCGCTATCAAGGGCGCGGATCTCTTCCGCGAGAACCAATTTGAATGGATGGAGAAAGTGCTCTTGCCGCAACTGGCCAGCAAGGGCATCACGGACGAAAAGGGCATTCTCGACGCCATCGGCGGGATCTTCTCGAACCGCACGGCGGCGCAACTCTTCTCCACCATGTACCAGCAGCGCGCGCAGATCCACAAGAACGAGAAATTGAACCGTGGCGCGGCCAATATCGACCAACTGGACAAGCTCGGGCGGGATACGGCCAGCGGCAAGGAACTGGAAACTCTGGCCAAGGTGGCGGACTTGAAACTGGAGCTAGGCACCAAGATCTTGCCGCTCTACGCCTCCGGCCTGCAGATGGCCACCAATGCTGTCCAATCGCTGACCGGCTTCATGGAGCGCAATCCGGCCATCGCCAAGGCCATGATCGTGGGCTTATCTGCCATCGCGGCCATCATGGTGGTGATGGGGCCGCTGATGCTGGCCCTGGCGTCCGTCATCGGTCCCTATGCCATGTTGCACGTTCTGTTCGCCAAGATCGGGCTGCAAGGAAATTTGCTCATGCCGATCCTGCGCGGCGTCGGCACGGTCTTCATGTGGCTGGGGCGAATCTTCCTGATGAACCCCATTGGCTTGGCCGTGACTGCCATTGCCGCCACTGCCTATCTGCTGTACCGAAATTGGGAACCCATTGCCGGCTTCTTCGGCAACCTGTGGCAGCAGGTGCGCGGTGCCTTCGCCGGCGGCCTGGCCGACATTGGAGCGCTGATCTTGAATTGGTCACCGGCAGGGCTGTTCTATCAGGCGTTCGCCGGCGTCATGAGCTGGTTCGGCATCGAGCTACCGGCCAAATTTACCGAGTTCGGCGCCATGGTCCTGCGCGGCCTGGTCAATGGCATTACCAGCGGCATCGGTGCCGTCAAGGATGCGGTGCTGGGTGCCGGTGCCAGTGTTATTGGCTGGTTCAAAGAAAAGCTCGACATCCATAGCCCGAGCCGGGTCTTTGCCGAGCTGGGCGACTTCACCATGCAGGGCCTGGCCGTGGGCTTGAATCGTGGCCAGGACGGGCCGCTGTCTACGGTCAGCAGCCTGGCGGGCAAGCTGGCCACCGCCGGCGCGGCCGTGGCCATTGGCGCGGGCAGCGTGCCGGCGATGGCCTTCGATAGTCGGCCACCGATCAGCGGTGGCAGTGCGCAGCCCGTCGTCTACCAAGGCGACACCGTGCAAATCATCATCCAGCCGACGCCCGGCATGGATGAGCAAGCCATCGCCCGCGCGGTGGCCGCCGAACTGGACCGTCGCGACCGCATGAAGGCGTCGCGCCAGCGCTCGAACCTCGCAGATTGGGATTAAGGAAGAAATCATGATGATGATTTTGGGAATGTTCGTCTTCAGCCTGCCCACGCTGGCCTATCAAGAGCTGCAGCGGCAGACGCAATGGAAGTTCGCCAGCAATGCGCGGGTAGGCCGACGCGATGCGGTGCAGTTCACCGGCAAGGGGGATGAGGCCATCACTTTGTCGGGCTGGATTGCACCTGAGCTGACCGGCAGCGCCTTCTCGCTGGATGCCCTGCGCCTGATGGCCGATACCGGCAAGAGCTGGTTTCTGATCCAGGGAACCGGGCGCATCTATGGCTCTTATGTCATCGAGAGCATGGACGAGGGGCGCACCATACTGGATGGCGACGGCGATGCCAAGCGCATCGAGTTCACAATCAAATTGAAGCGCACCGACGATAGCGTGCTGTCGTCGCTGGGCCTGGGCGATATCTCGGATCTGCGCAACATGGTGGACATCGACGGCATCACGAACAGCATCGCCGACAAGGCGCGTGATGTCGTCGGCAGTGCCATCGGCGGTGTCACAAGCACGGCCAGTGCGATAGCGGGCAAGGTCAGCGGGGCGGCCAGTGCGATTAGCGGCGCTGCCGGAAAGATCGGGGGCATTGGGCAATGACCACCACCGCGCCGGCTTTCCGGATCGTCATCGAAGACAAGGACATCAGCCGCCCCGTTTCGGACAGGCTCATGAGCATCACCTTGCGCGAATGCCGGGGTGATGAGGCCGATCAACTGGATATCGAGTTGGACGATTCGGACGGCAAACTGAAGATTCCGCCCAAGGGGGCCAAGCTGAATTTTGCGCTTGGCTGGCTGGGTTCGCCGCTGGTGGACAAGGGCACGTTCGTAGTCTCCGAAGTGGAGCATAGCGGTGCGCCGGATCGGCTCACCATTCGCGCCAGGTCGGCCAGCATGATCGATGCGTTTCGGCAGCAGCGAGACCGTAGTTTCCATGAGACCACGCTCGGTGCTGTGGTGGATGCCATCGCTGCCGGCAATGGTCTGGCGTCAGGGATATCGGCTGGCCTTCGGTCCGTCGCCATCAAGCACCTGGACCAGACGCATGAAAGCGATTCAGCACTGCTGCGTCGGCTGGGCAAGAAATATGATGCAGTGGCGACCGTGAAGAATGACATGCTGCTCTTCATGCCGATCAACGAGAGTCGCACAGCGAGCGGCAAGCCGCTGCCCGTGGTGAAAGTGGTGCGTGCGCTGGGCGACCAGCACCGATATCACAGCTCGGAATCCGATGCGTATAGCGGCGTTCGCGCATTCTGGATGGATGAGAAATATGGGCGGCGGCGCAGCGTTGTCGCTGGCCAGGCCGGGAACAGCAAGCGCTTGCGCACCACGTTTGCGAATGAGACCGATGCGCGTGCTGCCGCTGTGGCCGAGTGGCAGCGCATCGAGCGCGGCCTTGCGACTTTCGAGATGCAGCTCGCTCTTGGCGATGCCAGCATCATGCCGCAATCGCCGGTGGTGGTATCAGGGTTCAAGGCCGATATCGATGCCACGGAATGGCTATCGAAGACCGTCACGCATTCCATCAGCGGCAGTGGTTTTACTACGCGCATTGAGTTCGAGACCAAATCTGAGGAAGCCGATACAGAGCGCGAGCTTGATCACGATCCGGAGGAAGGCATCACCGGCGTGAAAGCGGATTGGCACGACAAAGCAAAGAAGAAAAACAACAAAGGCACCGAGCTGGCTGGCAAGGCCGACAACGCCAAGACGCTGAAACGGGCCTACGCCACCAAGCAAAGTGCCACCCGCGCCGCTGCATTGGAGTGGGCCAAGATCAAAGAGGTTCGCGAGATCATCGCGGAGAACAATGCCGATTGACTATCGAGGCTTCGACCAAAATGCTTTACCGGCCGTCGCATCGTAGATGCATTCCTTGATCAGATCGCCGTCCACTTTGATGGTGCCGCCGGTCGAGTATGCCTTGCCTTCAGAAAAACACGTGTTGTCTGCAACCTGTTCTGGTGCTGCCGGCGCGGGCATTTTGTAGAGTAGCCATCCGCACGTCATAGCCAGAACCAAAACCAGCAACCCAATGACGAACGCTTGTTTCTGCGCTCGGGCGATCGCTACATCCTTTTCGCTGCAGACCGCACACTCATGGGCCTTGTGCTGTTCGGACGTCGGCGGCAGCAGACGTGCTTGGTCTATGGCTCGATCAGTTTTCGCGGTGCCCGCATCAATCCAACCTTCGAGTGTCTCCTTGACCTTGGTGTAATGCTCGATGGGTAATTCCCGGAAATACTGGATGCCGTAATCTGCGATGAAAATTTTATAAATTTCGATCTCTTTATCACCGCAAATTGCTGCCCACTCTTTCACCAGAACATTGATCCTCTTGCGCTGGTAATCAGTGATCCGCTGGACTTCCTTTTTACCATCATTCAAATGCAGATTGACGACGTTGCTGAGTCTTGCAACTTGATGCACATCGCCTATCACCGCGTTTTCGACATCTCCATGGAAATCCACTTTGTCAGACATGTAAAACCTGTTCTTCTAATTCATCAATACAACTGCGTTAGTGACTAAGGTTTGCCCCCGCCTCTACACAGCATTCCGCCATACCGCGCCTACTTTTTTTTGCGCCCCACATAGACTGGGGCATTGATGTCGCCAATCACCTGATGCCCCACTCTGCCGTGAAAATTAATTTCTTGATTTCGTTGGACAGCCTTAGGGGCCTCTGCCTCATTCATTCCGTCGGCTAAGCCCAACAGTCTTGCCTTCCCACGAACATCCAGTTTCCGATACGAAATCACCAACTCATTTTCTTCCGGCGAAAGAGTTGTAGACGAAGCGATACCCGTCAACACGAATTGAACATCTACCCCCTGGCCTGCCAATTGGGCTAGAAATTCCGCGTTGGGCACAAGCTTGCCCTGCTCCCAATCTACTTGTGAGCGTTTCGATGCCCCGCCTAACGCGGCAAATTCAGCCTGATTAAGGCCTAATCGCTCGCGCTCAGCTTTCAAGCGGCTCCCGATTAATTGACGCAATTTTTCACCTTTTGTATTTACAAGTGCGAGATTTCGCACTATATTTGCGTCATTGCTAAGTGACGTATACAAATTTTACTCTATGTCTACATCCGCTATTTCGTTGCCATTGGGAAATGAAACAGACATTCCAGCTACCAGGGATGTCACATCGGTAGTTATGACCACCCGCCTGGATTCTCTCGAGGCGGAAAAGGTCTCGGCCTATGCGGTTCAAGACCATCGCACTCGCTCGTCCTTTCTCCGCCTCATGGTGCTGAAAGGCATTCAAGCCTACGAACAAGAAATCCACCGTTGAACAGCCAGGGGATAAGCCATGTATCCAGACCCGAAACGCGTCCGAAAGCATCGCCACATGCTCAGCCTCGATGATTACGAGCAAGCAATCGTTGAATCGCTCGCTCATTATCAAGGTGAAGCGACTGCAACGATCTTGCGACAACTTGCTATGCGCCAAGCCGCCGAAATCCTCGCATCGGGCACTGGTGAAAGCGTAGCCCACGGAGCGTTCTAAACCAAGGCATGAATAAGCAACTTTTGAGTAACTGAAAATGCCTTCCAACGAAACCATCCTCTCGGACGACGAACGCCAGATGATTGAGAATATCCGTCAGCGGGAAGGTCTGGAATCTATCGACCAGGCATTGGAATGGCTCGTAAAAACAGCAGTACGTAACGGCGCGAGGCGTATCACCGGCAGAGGCCGGGCACTCTACGCTGTCGGGAGAAAGACCAAACCATGCGAGTAATCAGCCTGCCTTGCCCGCACTGCCAAAGCCCGGTGCGCGCGGCGAAAAGCCGCACCATGTCGTCGATGATGAAAGAAATCACGTACCAGTGCCAGAACGTCGAATGCGGCCATACGTTCGTCGCCACGCTTGAGGTCTCGCGCACGGTGTCGATGTCGGCCATGCCAAATCCAGAAGTGCGCATTCCGATTTCCTCGCGCGCATTTCTGGCTGCCAAGAACCAGATGACGCTAGACCTCGCGACCGTCTAAGCCGCCGCCCCACTCCCGATAAATCAATGCCTGCCGTGCACCCTATGGCGCACGCGGGATTCGCTCACCCTAAAAAATCATGGCCACGATTACCGATCAGCAAAAAGCCATCAACGCACTCGCCTTGACCAGGCTCCGAATGGATGAGGATTTGAAGGAATTCCGCTGCGCGCAGCGCATGCTGATGCACAAGGCCGCGCTCATCGACGAGGTGCGCTGGAACGTCATCTGGCAAGGTAAGAATGTCATTTCGAACCGGCTCGCTGCGCGCCTGCAGCGCATTGATGGTCTGCTTGGGGAATGGTGATGCGTAGCGTGCTGAGTTACTTCGTTGCCGGCTTACTGCTGCTGGCGCCGGCCGTGCTGGCGGCTCTGGGCTGGGTGAAAGGCTGAACATGCGCTGCGCCCGTATCAAGGATCATGCGTCCTTCCGTCCCGTCACGGATCTGCTGCGCGAGCGTGCCGCACAGGTGCCAACGCCACGCGGTGATGAGACAGCAATAGCCGAGCTGGAAAAGGCGATGGCGCTACTGCGCTCGCGCAAGCGGCCAAACCATCAGATCGGCGTCGCCTATTCCTGGGCGGCCACTGCAAAGCCGGTGCGCCGGCACATCCTGGCCTTGGCAGGACTCTCGGCGGACCGCTGGGAATCCCCCATTCACTCCTTTACCGAAGCCGAACGCCTGGCCATGCGCCATGCCGTGCTGCGTGCGATCTCGACCTATGAAAGAGCCCTCAATGCAGTATAGAAAAGTCGATGCGAAGACGCGACGCCAGCACAAGGCTTTCCTCGATTCGCCTCAGTTTGCCAGCGAACTGGAACGCATCCCACTGAAGTGGCGCAGCCGTGTTGTTAGCCAGGCGCTTGAGCTCATGTCGGTATGGCACTGGCGCCGGATCTTCGAGCCGGTCGCCCTCGATTTCGTTCGCGACTTCGCTGACCAGTATGTGCCCGCTGGAATTGATCTTTCGCAGGATGACGCCGAAATCTGCGCCACTGCCGAGAAGGCCGCCGAGAACGTCAAGAAGATGCTTTGGAAGGCGATTTCCGATACGCACGCCCGCGACATCATCGAGCAGGAATGCAGCGATTACGGCATTGACGTGCCCGAGGTGGATGACGATGACCTGCGCGCCATCATCGCGCGGGTAGTGGACCCACGCTGGTGGCGCCGTCAACTGCGCAAGGTGGTTGGCCGTGCCTTCGAGGGCGGCAATATTCGCTTGGGGTATGTCCACTATCACGCCGAGCCCTACGCCAGCAATGATGCGGTGCTGTCACGCCTGGCGCAGAACAAGCGCAATGCAGCCGCCTTGGAAGCGACTATGGTGCGCAACGAGGCTGGCCAGGAATTCAGCATTGCAGAGCTGGCCGAGAAGACCACCGCTAACAAAACCATTCGGCGCGGTGAGCTCATGCTGCGCATCAACGGCTTTGAAACCATTGCGCGAGAGTGCAAGGACGAAGGCCTGTTCCTCACATGGTCTTGCCCGTCCCGCTTTCACGCGACGCTACACAGCGGCAAGCCCAATCCGAAATACGACGGCTCCGATCCGCGCACGGCTAACAAGTACCTCGGCAAGATGACGGCTCTGGCGCGCTCGGCGCTGGCACGGCGCGGCATAGGTCTCTACGGCTTCCGCATTGCTGAGCCGCACCATGATGGATGCCCGCACTGGCACATGCTGGTGTTCGTGCGCGCGCTGCCGGGCTACACCACTCCGCACGTCAAGGACGTTGCCGGTCGCGCTATCCGCGTCATGAAGCGCTACGCCTGGCGCGTGGACCGTGGCGAGCCTGGCGCATTCAAGCGCCGCCTGGATGTGAAGTGCATTGACTGGTCGAAGGGCAGCGCCGCCGGCTACATCGCCAAGTATGTGGCCAAGAACATTGACGGCGTGGCCGACCACAAGACCAAAGAAGGTTATGTGGTGACCACTGACACGGCCGGCGACTATGAACTGACACCATCGGCACGCGTGGAAGCCTGGGCCGCCCGCTGGGGCATTCGGCAGTTTCAGCAATGGGGTGGCGCGCCTGTGAGCGTCTGGCGCGAGCTGCGCCGCGTTCCGGCAGACATGGTGCAAGAGGCACCGCCGGCGATGGCCGCCGCCTGGGATGCGGTACAAAAGGTCGAGGGCGAGAAGCGTGCGTGCTGGGCCAGCTATTTGCGCGCCCAAGGCGGTGCCATCGTGAAGCGCGACGATCTGATGGTCACCCTGGCCAAAGAAACCAAGACTGTCACCGGCCGCTATGAAGAGTGCGAACGCGTGATGCCATATGGCGTCCAGTGCCGCCAGATGGTCGGGGTGGTCTTTAAATCTGTTCGGCATACATGGACACCAGTTCAAGGGCACGATGCCCGCGCATCGGCGGGTTCGGGGTTCCCTTGGACTCGTGTAAATAACTGTACGCAGCCCGCTGGACCTGACTTTGCGGCCGATGTGTCCTTTGAGCCGAAGACCGCGCCAGCGGCCGTCATGTTCAAGCCGGACCAGGCCGCGCAGATCGATCATGCCTGGCTTGCCCTAGGCGCATGCCCCTGGCCTCGGCCAGTGGTCGATGAGAGGCCAGCGTGGCCAGCGCCGACCATGACGGCGGACGAACAGCGCCAGGCGCTGGCCTCATGGGACGCCATCAAGGCATGTCCCTGGCCTCGGATGGTGCCGCTGCCGGACAAGTCACCGCGTCAAGGCACGCCTCGCCAGGTGGCCGACTGGCGCGCCGGCCGGCTCGATGTGACCGAACTTCCAATTGATACCAAGCCAACGAAAGGGAACGCCCCATGACCGCGTTTCGTGTCGTCGTGCGCACTGCCAGCGCACGCCATTCCTACACCGCCATCGCAGCCCATAGCTGCGACGTGATCGCCGCCGCCGTCGATCGCTTTGGCGTGTGCTCCGTAACGGCCACCAAGGAGAAGAAGCAATGAATGCAGCTGTGAAATTTGATGTGATTGCCCCCGCCAGCAAACCGCGTGACTTCGTGATGCAGCCACCTCGGTCCCTGGACCGTATCACGTTCAACACGCCCGACGATGGTGTGCTGGCCGGCTATGTATCGGTCATCCGTCAGCACCTGGGCAACGGCGAACGATTCGTCTGGGTAGAGCTGGATAACGAACTGGCCGGGCAATTCCGTGGCGTGCCACTCGCCGACATCATCAACTGCGACGATGCCGGAGAAGGGCGCCGCAATGCGCCTGCTTGCGCCAAGTCGCGCCGTCTGTGCTTATCCGACTATAGC